ACCGGAGAAAGAAGCATTAGCCATATTACTTTCTCCTTACGACGTTGGGAAGTTACCGTAAATCGAGCGCCAGTTGTAATAGCCGAAACTGTAACGTTCATAACCCTTTACGAGTAAGTTGTCAGTCACGAAATCTACCTGCATGTCGGACTCGAACTTTACGCGCTCCATATACGACAAGCCGTCGATGTTGGTTAGCAAGAACCAAGCATACTGTGACGTCAAGAAGTCGTTGACCATGTAACCTTCAGGCAAGCCGCCTGCAGTCATCATGATCGCATTGACGTCATTGTCTGAAGTTCCTGGACGCAATTCAGTCTTTGTCAAACGAATAGCGACTGGCTCAAGAGCAGGCGGAACAACAAGGCGACGACCACGAGCAAACACTTTCAAGCCAGCTTGGTCTTTGAAGTTCGTGCGGATAGCAATCATGCTATTCAACAGCGTGGCTTCGTTAAGATCAACCTGAACCGTTGGCGTGTTAGCGACAGTAGAACCATCAATTGGATGCGCCGTGGAGCAAAGTGCTACGCCGTCACCGCCAACAGAAGCGTTATATGTCGTTGCCGTGTTAAGAACGTTTGCGCCGTAGATTTCTTTGGTCTGATGGAATGATTCCACCAAGCCAAGGTTCGATGGCATAAACTGGCTCTTATAGAGGTTGTCATCGATTGCCTTGCGCGTAATCGCATAACCCAAAGCAATTTCAGTGTGCTCTTGGTTGTAGATGTAGCGCTCACCAGCCGAGTTGTCGAAAGCGGTCTGGCCGCCTTCAGTCTTCAACTGAGCAAGACCCAGGAAGCGCATTTCCGCAGTGCGCTCAAGCGCCATTTTGGAATCATGCTTCGTGAAGATCTTGTCATACTGAGATGGGATCATCTCATATTTACCCTCAATCCCCCGGAGGCCCGGAAGGAGGAGGTCTTTAATGGCAGAAAGATTAACAGCCATAGGTCCTTACTCCTTTTAGACGCCTTGGAAGTTGCGGGTGAAGACGTTGTTGAACATGACAATGGCGGTATCATACGCCTGTCCATTCGACAGCGTGCCGTTTGCGCCCGGAGGATCGTTGACAACGCCAACAATCTTGAATGGGTAGTTCGCAAGCGTGCCAGTTTGCAACGTCGCAGTGTCCAGATAAGCGCCAGAAATACCGTTTGCGGTATTGCCAGAGCCAATTTTGAAGCCAATCGTTCCATTGACGTCAGCAAGCGCAATGCCCGTGCTGTCACCTTGAACAACAAACTTCGCGTTTGGATCATTTACGATATAGGCGTAAATCGAGCCAGAAACTGGATCGGTGCCGCCTGGATAGTAGTTTGACCAAACTGTGCGCTTCTGAACCGTTGACAGGTATTTGCAGCCAACGAAAACACCAGCAACGCCTAAAGCGGCTGGAGTTGAAGTATCAGCAGACTGCGTAACAGTGCCGTCGTTGACTGCAGTTACTGGGTCGCCAAAAAAGATGTTGGTAGAATTGTATGCGATAGGGAACTGGACTTGCTCATACGTCGGAGCAGATCCGTTGCCTGCATATTGACGAAATCCAAAGGGGCTGTTAGTGTTCGCCACGATGGTTCTCCCTTTTACAGGAGTTCCTTCATCGCGCACCGGGGCGATATACGGAACAAAAAAAGTTAATGCCTCACGCCGAGGAGGCTCAGGCCGTTTTAAGGCTTGTTTGCAATATAGGACAATAAAAGAATTAAATCAAATGCCAATTATTGCATCTAAACTCCCATCTATTGAAGAATTAAATTCTCAACTAAAATATGACCCAAAAACAGGTTTATTTACTTGGAAAATAAACAAAAAAGGCCCTGTTAAAGCGGGTATGAAAGCGGGAACCAGACATTCTCAAGGATATATAACAATTAGAATTAATGGAATTGATTATCTTGCCCATAGATTAGCATGGGTGTTTTTCTATGGGTTTTTAAAAGAAAACGAACAAATTGATCATATAAATTTAGATAGATCGGATAATAGAATAGAAAATTTAAGGAAAGCTACTCATGCAGAAAATTGTAGAAATACAAAATCAAGATCTCACAATATAAGCGGATTAAAAGGTGCTCATTTTGATAAAAGAAACGGGAAATATAGAGCCAGAATAACGATTGATAAAAATCAAAAATGGCTTGGATATTTTAAAACACCAGAAGAAGCACATGAAGCTTATAAGGAAAAAGCGGAAGAACTATATAAAGAATTCTTCCGCTCATAGTTATTATCTCACTCTTCTGGGATAGGCATAGACTCAAACGATTTTTTAATCTGGGGCTTAACGCGGGCATGGTCTCGCGTCATCGTGCCGTCAGGCGTTCCAGAAAGCTGGGCTTCTTTGAACCTAACTTGATCTCTGGCCTTCTTGTTTTCAGCCAAGCGGCGTTCTTCAACAATTTCAGTTGGGCATTGCATTAATACCATGCCATCCAACATAATCGTGTTGGTTTCGGCAGTATCTGGCATAAGATAAGGATGCCGCGTGCGAGGAACTGGCTCCCAACCAGAACGCTGAAGTTTAGAAATATATGATGGGTCTTCTTTGTTAAACATCGCATATCGACGCCACATATAAGTCCAGCCTTCTGGAATAATATCTGTGTCAATGTGATATTTATCATTGGCATCGACAATGTCGTCGCCAAGGTGCCCCCTTAACTCAGCAGCGCGTTTGGCCGCAGCCGCCCGTGGGTCTTCTTCTCTCATTGAGGGCCTCAAAGAATCTTCATGAGATGATTCTTTAGATGAAGCAATCTTAGCAAACTTTCCTCCGCGCACACCGCGGGTGTTATTTGTATCTTCCATAGGTAAATCCTTAATGGCCATAACGGCCTTCTTTGATAAGCATTGATTTGTTCTTGGCGTATTCTTCAGGCGTCAGCCCCATATCCCGCGCAGCTTCTGCCTCAACTCTTGAAAGGCGCATCGTATTAGGACGTTGGCCATTACCACGAGAAACAGGAGCCGGAGGAGGAGAGACAGAGCGACGTTGCGTCGGCGCAGAAGCGGCAGATAGCGGAGATTCCACCTGCGTTTCTGCAACGCGGCGATTGATGCCAAGACGCGACTCAATAAACTCGAAATACTCATCCGTATCCGGTTGAATGCCATCATCTACAGCATCTTCATGCGCGCGAGCCATCTTACGCACATCTCTTGCATCTTTAATATAATCCCTAGCGCCACGGAGCCATTCCGCAGACTTTGGAGATACAGTAGACGCTATTTGATCAACAATATCACCCTGCGGAGGAGAAACGGGATTAATTGATTGTTCAGCTAATTTTTCAGCCTCTCTAAGCTGTTTTTTCATAGCCTTTTTGCCATCTTTCAGCTTCTCAAGCTGCGTGGCGTTAATAGACATTGCATTTTGGATCTCTGCAGCCTTGGCATAGTCGCCAACACTCATTGATTCAGCATAGGCATGCTTCAAAGACTCTGCGCGCTCTTTAATGGTCTCAAGAGCATTCGAGACAAGTTGATATTGCGCCTCTGCAGTGTTCTCATGAGCCCTTTTAGCTTGGGCATTAGCCTCAAAAGCACGCTTTTCAGCTTCTGCCCTTGCGCTTTTCTCTCTTTCCAAACTCTTTTTTAGTTCAGAAATGCCTTCTTCGGGCGTTACTTCGTGTTTTTTCTCGCTTTTTGCAGAAACTTCTGGAGTTTCTTCAATAATTTCTACATCAGGCGCTTCAGGATCGACCTTTTTGGGCTCCTCAAGCACCACATCAATATGTTCTGCTTCATCAGACATCAAAATACTCCTTAAAAGACCATATCGGGAGATGGAACGCGCATTTTTACCTGCGTATCAGCAAGAACTCTGCACAAAACACCATTAACAGTCACACTCCATCCATCTGATGGACGGAAACAAACCCAATCACCAATATTAAAGCTGGCATTATTGAACCATTGCCCGCTATCATCTTGAAAGGCAGCGGCGCCCATGGCGACGATCAATCCCAACTTACCCTGGTATTGATCTTCTTCGGCATATCTATCAGTAAGATAAATGCCAGACTTGGTTTTAGTCGGACGGATATATACGCCAACTAAAATCTGATTATTAAATATCTCCACATTAGATAAATCACCCAAATCGCTGAGTAATTTATCTTTTGGGTCAGCCTCATGCTCCATTTTCATATTAATCATTGGTCCCCTTCTCCTTGCTTACCATGCCCATGTTGCAATGGAGTAACGCACTCCACGCTTGATGGGCTCAACTTTATGCGGATACAGAAAATTAGATGGGAACATCAATAAGTCTCCCGCCTTGGTATCAATCTTCTGATCCCACATAATAAATTCACCGCCCTCATAATCGTCGTTTAAAACTCCTATGGCGGTTATTGTTGGGTCTCCCTTGCGCTCACCATCAAACATTGATTTGATTCGGTCGCAGTGAATGGCCATTGTCTGGCCCTCTTCATATCTAATATATTTTATTGCCTCAAAACCTGACCATCCACAAATCCAAGGCATTTGAAGGTTTTTAATATAAGTATGGAAACCCTGCCAAACCTTCTCCATTAAATATTCTGTTGAACCTATATCTCCACCCGCCGTAGCTGGCTCATTATCGCCACTCATTGCGCCAATGTTTTTGTCTAATGTTGGACTATAAAACGTGTGCTGCTTCCAATTTAAAGAAGAAGTTTCTTCAATAATTTTTTTGCATTGGTCTGGTTCAAACCAATCACGATAGACATGCAAATAATTTCTTAAATCAATATCCATTACATATACTTCTCTCTATATAGCTTATCGGCTTCTTCTAAAAAGTCTAAAGCAGTCCTTATTCCCTGTATCTTTCCAGATAGATATTTGTATTCCGCGTGACTTTCACAATGACCCATGGATAGATTGAGTGTTAATCTTTCGATTTCATCATTCAATAATATTTCAAGTTCTTTCACATAAACGTGAAGCGGTGTAATTGCGCCCATGACCAGACCCTTCCTTCTGGCTTCTTCATATGTAAGTGGGACCGGCTACTTGAAGAAGGGGGAGCAGCCGGTCCCTTCGTAGGCTTACGCTCTACGAGACATTTTCGCCTTAGCGATATCTTCTTTTTGCAAACGACCCTCACCAGTGCCAGCGCCAGCCTCCATGTCTTTATAAGACTTGGCGACTTTGGTAATGCGACCACCCGCTTTACGCTCTGGAGCGCCATGATGCTTTTGGGCAATGTCAGTCTTCTGCAAGCGACCTTCGCCATTGGCAGAACCTGCTTCCATATCTTTGTAAGAAGAAGCAGATTTAGTAATTCTACCGCCAGCCTTGCGGCCAGGAAGACCAGGAACTGGAGCACCTGGCATACCTCCCATAGGCATCGCAGGAGGGGCTGCAGCAGCGCCAGCAAGAGCGGGAGGCAATGGAGGCACGCCAGCACCCGCAGGAGGAGCCATGCCGCCACCCATAGGCTGACCCGCAAGCATTGGCGGCTTGGAAGCGCCGCCAGCTAAGATGTTAATCTTGATGTCGGTTACTTTGCTGCCCTTCTTGCTCTTTGGCTTGCTTTCGCCGCCAATTTCAAGAGCGCCGCCGCCAGCTTTGCCAAGACGACCGCCGTAGTTCTTGCCAGTCAGCGCATTCTTCTTAACCATTTTCTTAATCAAAGAACGATCTTCAGCAATATCGGGATGACCAGCTTTGCCGCCAGCCTTACGCTTAATGCGGCCACCGTGCTTGTCGCCCGTGCGCGCAGCCGACTCTGCCGCCTCATCTGGAGACGGAAGCGAATCATCTCCCTTTATTGCGCGATTAAGAGCGCCTTTATCTTCTTGGCTGTAACGCTGCGTTTGGTCTCTGCCCACGCCGCTCATGTCGCTGCCGGTCTTTGGCTTGCCGACCATTTTCTCCAGCCAGCTGCCACCGCCGCCAGCCTTCTTGACCTTGCCGCCCGTTTTATAATGTTCGGCCTTCGCGCGATGCGGAAGAGGATCAATGGCGCCAAGAGCCTTCTTGTCGTAAATGCCGCCATCAACAGTCCGACCACCTGTAGCGCGGGCAATCTTTCCACCATGTTTTAGGCCGCCAATGTGCTTAACGCCTTCGCGCTTTTCATTAGCTTCCTTCATGTTTTTATTGGCCATTCCAATGCCAATATCGCTCTCAACATTACCGCCAGACTTGCGCGGCTTGCGGTCTGAGCGAGATGCCGTCTCACAGCCAGAAACTTTTCCGCCAGACTTATAGGCGCGACGAGAAATTGGTCGCATGCCTGTCTTGGCTTCTGCATTCAATGGAGACGCTGGGGTCCAGTCGCTCGAATCAACTTTTTGATCCTTTTCGCCTGCGAGAGATCTGGCCTTAGCCTTCATCTTCTCGCGCGCTTGTTTTGCAATCTCATACATTCTATTTCTCCGGCCAGATTTAAGCGGCGTCCCGCTTTCCGCGTTTTTTCGGAAGGTTAGATACTACATCAAGAGCGTCTTCCACGATAGAGCCGCCACGATCAAATTGAAGCCCCTTGAACCTTCTAAACGCTTCTGCCTGAGACTTCGTTTCTTCTGGGCTAAATTCTTCTATTCGTTTAATCCCAAGTCTTTTTAATACATCCAATACTTTAGGGCTTTCCTCAGCAATTTTATGAGGAACAACCGCCCCTGCAAATTCATGCAATCCAACAGCCCGTTGAGGCTTTGCTTCAAAATATTCAGTAGGCATATTTTTAAGATAATCTAAATATTCCAATGCTTTTGTTTTTAAATCATCTGGTAAATCTTTATAATCTTGATTAAACGCGCTTATTTTTCCCTTTCCAACATCTGAAAGTGTTTCCATCATACTATTAACATGTTGAAAACTATTTCCAGAATATCTTGAATAAGGATGAAATTCATCGGCTAATGAAAATAATAAATCATTTGCCTTATCTTTATGTGATTTAAATTCTTCTTTTGGAATAATCTTTTCTCTTGATCCTTGAATTTCTTTCAAGGATTGAAATTGAGGAGTAACAGCAGCCCTTAAACTACCAGTTCCATACATTCCAAGACCACCTTCACCTCCTCTAATATTCCCCTTCATTTCTTTAACAACATTTTCCATTGTTAAAGGAGCATAACGTCTATTTCCTAACGTAGTAAATCCTTTAAAAATTTTACCTGTTTCTTCATCAATAGAAGGAAATCTTGGTGAATAAACATCAGCCGCAAATACTGGAGTTGTTCGGCTTGGCTTAACTAATTCTGGAGATCCAACTAAACTAATATCACCAAAAGACTTAAATCCCTGCTCTGGCTTAGTGATGGCAATGCTTGGAACAGGAAGTCCGCCAAGCTTCTCCAGCATATCTACTCTATGAGATTTGATGTTATGAATAGCCATTAGGGCTTCTTGTGCAGCCTTGGATAAAGAACTCGCTTCAGCAGTTCCAACAGGATTAAATTGGGAGACAAATTGCATGGCACGGTCAACAAGACCGGGAGATTCTTGGCTATCCACGTCGCCGCCTTCAGCATAGCGGTTCTTTATGTCAATTAGGTTGGGGTCGAAGACAACATAGTTGCGCGTTGGGTCGCCAATTGCTGTTCGTGAACCTGCGTCACGGTATTTTATTCCAGCAATCCCAGCCTTATTAAGAGCATCCGCCGCTGCATGCGCTTTTGTTTTACCACCTATAGCGTCATGCAAATCTTTACCAGTTGAATGTTCAGATAATCCTAAACGCTCTGCAATTATGTCTGGATCACCAAGGTTTTCATCCCAATGTTGCCGCATACGATCATATGCAGATTGCCCATGTAAAGGTGCATCCCAATCTAAAAAATGCTCCGGCTCTGCTTGAAGGCCAACTTCATACATATGGCCTGTGTCAGCAAGTTCAACGTCGCCTGATTTTAGAAGAGATTCTAAATTATCCGCTCTTTTTGCAGCCTCAATAGTATTAGAAGCCAAATCGCCCTCATATAAGGGCTTTAATTCAGAAATATCTGAAACGCCAAAATCATCAAGATTTGTGCGAACATTTCGGCGCAGCCTATCAATAGTTTCTTTAACAGATTGAGGATCTCCACCAACGCTGTTAAAGGCATCTAAAGTATCCGCTCCATATTTTTGTTCGACATTTTCTCCAGCAGATGTTTTGTAATATGGGCGCGCAAGAGCGTCTCTATACATTCTTGCAACGCCTTCATTCTCAGCAAAATACAACCCATGCCCATACGCCTGCGCACCTTCACCTGTGCCAATTTTGCTGATGTCAAATTCATCAAATTTATGCGGTGAACCATGATAAGCGCGGATGGCTTTTAGTGCCCTGTCAATAACGCCAGCTTGAGCCTCTTCAGGCATAAACGCCGACGCACCAATTGCAGCTGCTTTCGCTGCCTTCCCAGGAAGACCAAGGGCCGATAACGCAACATTGCTTGGGTCTCCTTCACGCAAGCCCACGGCGACATCTCTTGCCGCGGCAATAGGAGC